TCCGCCCTTGGTGGCCGTCGTGGATAGGAACGCGCCGCCAATGACGGTATCATTGGCGCTGATGGTGAAGACCTCTGGCGCGCCGCTGTTGTCTACGCTCTGGCCCGATACCGCCCCGAATGTCACCGTCGCGCGAGCGGCCTCATCGTAGGCAGTGACCTCGACCCACCCGGCGTGGCCCGCTTCCGTGTCGCCTGCTGCGAAAGTCGGCGTGCCGTCCGCCAGGCCCATGTACCACGCGGCGGTGTACGCGGACCCCTTCAGGTGCTTGTCCAGGCTGTCGTCCAGCCCCGCGTTGACGACCAAGTTCTCGAAATCGTCCATCCACAGAATGTTGCCCTGTGGATCCTGACACACCACGTGATAGTGTGTCTTCAGTACCTTGCTCGCTGCAATCTCGCTCATTGAATCCTCCGTTAGTCTCGTTCCTGTAATGTTAGCGCCAGCGCCCGCGATACCAGCGACAGCGCCAGCGATCGCTCATCTAGCGTCAAATCCAGGTCCCTGCTCATGAGCGTCAGGGCGATAACCATCGCCGCCTCTGCCGCCACGCCATCCTGTGCGATGCCGAGCGAGCGCGCCACGGCGATGGTTGCCGATGCAGCCGCCAGAGCTGATGCCACCGCTTCCAGGACGCGCGAGAGGTTCACAGCGCCGCTCGCCGCCGCCATCCCACCGAGCGATAGATCCAGCACATCGGCCAGCACCGCATTGGCCTGTGCCGCTGCCGTGGCCGCCATCGTGCTTGCCGCAAGTCGACCAAGCGTCAAGCTCGCCGCAAGGCCAAGCGAGATGCCCAGGTCGTGATAGATGGCCGCCGTAAACGTGGCTGCTGCCGCTGCCGTGGCGCTCTCCGAGATGCCCCGCTCGTGCGCCAGCCCTACGTCTCCGACCGCTGCTGCCGTTGCCGCCAGGACCGCCGCCTTGACGATGGCGACGGATAGACTCGCGTCCGCCGCCGCCGCCCCGCCTTCCGCAATGGCGCTCTGGCGCGCCAGCGTCGTAGCGGCTGAGGCCGCTGCCCCTGCACCCTGTGCGATGTCTGCCTGTCTTGTCAACGTGCTGCTGCCCACCGCTGCTGCGATTGCCGCGTCGGTAAGGCCCCCTTGGCGTGCCAGTGATACTGCCGCTGCTGCTGCTGCTATTGCCCCGCCCGTGAGTCCAGTCTGCCTTGCCAATGTCGCGCTTGCTAGTGCTACCGCAACCGCTGCATCGGTCACGGCAGCTTCTCGTGCGAGCGACATGCTCCCGAGTGCGGCAGCTATTGCTACATCCGTCAAGCTACCTTGTCGCTCAAGTGATGCCGCCGCAAGCGCCGACGCTATAGCTCCATCCGTCAATCCCCCTTGCCTCGCCAATGTCGCGCTTGCCAGAGTAGCAGCCATTCCGCCCTCTGACACTGCTGCTATTCTTGCCAGTGTTGCTCCTGCCAGCGCCGCCGCCGATGCGCTGGGGCTCGCCGTGGCAATACGGGCCAATGTGAGCGATACCGGGTAGTTGGCCCCACCCGCCGCCTGCTCCGCCCCCATCGAGTAGAAGGTGGATGGCTCGTTCTGCGTGTTGAAGTCCGTCGTGATATAGTCAGCGTCGCGTGCGATGGTGGAGATACGAACTTCATCCATCAGACCATTTAGTTCATGCTCAGCCGCATCCCAATAATGCCGGGCACCCAGAAGTGTATTGTCTACTTCGGCTGCACTCTCGCGAGCGTCACCAGTACCACCACCATCAGAACCTCCCCCCTTATAGAATACAACCGTGTTTGTGCTTCGCGTGATTACAACGTGCTCCCAGGCGGCGACAGAAAGGGCCGTATCGCCCAGAACCACTCCCCCCGAGGGTTGGTAGTTATCATAGGCCAACTTGCCTGTAGCACGATCAATGTAGAAGCCGTGTGTATAGAGACCATCGGTAGAGTTCTGGGCGTAAAGCGAATTGTGTGTGCTTGCGTGCGTCACACTGTCAGGATTGACCCAAAGCTCAACGGTGATGTTATCTTGGGCAATCAGTTCACCCGAACTGTATATAGTAATGTAATCGCCATTGGCCCGGATGAAGTCTCTGCCGTTCGCAATCTTACCTGGTGCATCATCAGTTCCTTGATTCGTTCCGTCGTGGTTATTGACCGTGGAATCATCCAAATAATTATTGAGATGATATACTGCCTCGAACGATGCCTCCCACGTCCCGTTCACATCCTCTTGGGAAACCTCAACTCCATCATCACCGTAGACCATGTAGAACAGGGTATCTTCACTTGACGATAGGGAGGGCACCTCGACCCAGGCCACAATCTCGCCGGTCGCAGCATTGTATTTCTCGATCTCAAAGTCGTACGGACTGGACCCGTCCGTGTTGGGCGAGAACACCAGGTCGGCGGGCACGGTGACAGCGCCAGACGCGCCGCCATTGGCCGTGTTCTGGATGTTCCCACCGTTGCCTACCGTGCGGAGGTCCGGCTCGCCGCCAGTACCGTCATAGGTGCCCGATACACGGACGGTGAAATCCGACTCGTTGGCAGCAACCTGCTCATTGTGGATTGTGATCAGGGCATAGCAAGAATAGGCCACTCAGCCCCCTACGTGATTGCCTTGAACTGCCAGACGTCCGATACGTCTTTCCATACCGCCGCCGAGACGCGCACGAACTCAGTGCCCGACTGCATGATTAGGTCCGCCGTACCGCGCTCGATGGCGTCATTGGCTGTGATCGTCTCGATGTGCCGCAGCGTAAGCGTACCGAACACCGCGTCGATCTGCGATGCCAGCCAAGCCGCCATCTCCTGCGTGAAGGTGGCGGGTGGGACAGGTGGGGCGGGATTGTTGTTGCGAATCCACGCCGCCGCCTCCCCGGCCTCGCCCACGTCCACCACGTAGAACTGGGCATTGCGCCTGTTGAGCAGGCCGCCATCCCAGAAGTAGCAGATGTGCGTCTCAATGGTGTGCTGCCCATCCACAGAGGTCATGCGCTCCGACCACGCGCTTTTCTGGTCCGGCATCGCCGTCCACTGCCCGCCGCCCGTTGCGGGCAGCAAAAAGCCTGCCAGTTTGGACTCGAATGTTGCCAATAGTTCTGCTCTAGTTGCCATTCTATGCCTCCTCCTGCCGCTGTGCTTCCCCTATGCCCTGCTGAAAACCCAGTGTGTCGCCTTCCGGGAACATCTTTTCGCGCCGTTCGTCAGCCTCCGCCGCGGCATCTTCCACTTCCTTCTCTGGGTCGGGCACGATGTCGAGCAGCGTCAAAGCCGTCTTGTCCGTCACGAGATTGTTATCCTTTGCGAACTGCAACTGCTGCAGCAGCAGCTCCACCGCCTGCGGGATGACCTCGGGCCAACTCACCGCCAGGTCGTCCATCACCAGTCGCGCGTCGGTGAGCGCTGCCATCGCCAGCCATATCTCGACCAGCTCCCGCAGCCAGTCCTCATTGTCTACCTGCCGGCCCGTGATGTCGCGCACCCACTGGTCCATCTGCACTTCGGTAGACGAGCGCCCGCTGGCAATCTCCCCACCCCAGATGAACTCGGGAATGCCGGTGTAGTCGAGCAGCAGCAGGAACAAGGACTTGAGCGCCGTCTTGGTGTCCTCGGTGAAGCCGACCGGCGGCGCGACGAACTTGGCATCGCCGCCCTTGCCCACCAACAGCACGGCATTCTGGTCGATGTTCAGCTGGTAGCGCGTCTCGGTGCTGCCATCCTTGTCGGTATAGGTATCATCGGTGCCCGGGTCGTTGGCGTTGATGACCTGGTCGATGTCCTCCATCCCGACAAAGGCCAACAGCGGGTTGCCCAGCAGTTTGGCCCCGTCCAACTGCTTGAAGATGAGGTCGTCGTACTGGTCGTAGAGCGGCCTCAGCTCCTCATGAATCGGGTGGCCGTAGGTCTCATTCGCGCTGCGCTCGTTGGCGACGTGGATGACCGGGATGCGCCCGATGAGGTTGGTGAACTGCATCTCGGTCGGCGGTTTCCCGCCCACCTTCACCGTCACTGTGCGCCCGTCGGCCCGGTACTCATCGACGATCGTGGCATCATTGGTGCGCGTCTCCACCTTGTAGCTGATGGGACGCCGATAGTCCATCTCATCCCACGCTGGCGTCACCGTGTCGGGCGAGGGCACCGATAGCGTCCCGTCGGCGTTGACGATGATGTACTGATCGCCCAGGCCCAGCTTGTCACGGAACACACGCATGAGCGTCGAGGCGTTCAGTGTGAGGAAGCGCCCGATCTGCTCGTCCGTGTAGTTGCGCGGGTCGGCATCGTTATCCGGGTCGCCAGATTCCTCCAGCTCGATCTCGATGCCCTGGCCCAGCGTCCAGGTGGCAAAGATGTTCTCGATGCGCTTGGAGAACAGCCCCCCGAGCGTGTAGCCCTTGGCCTTGCCCCGGCGCAGGCGGTCCCAGAACTCGTAGTCGGGCCGCGTCTCGTCTGTGGTCTTGACGTAAGCCCGGCTCTTGTAGAGCGTCGTCTGTGCGTTGCCGACCACGTAGCGCCCGATCAGCTCGCGGACCGGCAGCACGCGGTCGAGGAATCGCCCGATGATGTTTCGGTTATCGTCTGCCGCCATATAGTCCTCTCACTGGTCGCTCCCGGCTGCCGTAGAGACTGGCCGCGCTGCGCACGATGTGGACGTTCGGCTTCGTCGGGTTCTCTATATACATCACCCCATAGCGCATGGCATCCATCCCGTGGTTGTTCACGTCTAGCGGTACTTCCTTGTCGGCCCGGTTCGCCTTGACCTCGGGCCAGCTATAGGCCGGGAACTCATCCTCAGTACACATCGGCTTGCGCGTCGTCTCCAGGCCGATGTCCGGCTCTACCAATGCGCCCCGCATCAGGAATAGGCGCGGCCTGCCATCCCCTGCCTTGCGCAATCGCCCGGATACTGCCTGGATGCCAGGCGAGATGTCCTTCTCCGCCGCCACCGTCGGCACGCCGTATCGCTCCAGCGTCGCCCGG